ATAGGTGAACTCGAAGACGGGTACGCAGGAGCGTCCGTTCCTAAAACACCACCAGTCACTACTTGGTAAATGAAAATGTTGCTGTAGACGTACTGTCCAGTCGTGACAGTTGCGCCTGCAGTCCACAGCGTTGCCGCAGTACCGTTAGGCGCTAGAGGAGTGTAAGTAGACTGCAGGGTACGCAGGCACCCCGTATCGCGGACAACCCGTGCCCGGGCTTCGTTGATGTAGTTAGTTAAATCTGCATCAGTCCAAAAGTTGCTGTTTGCATCGTGCAGCAACCTGCGAACTTCAGCAATGTAGGTTGAAAGAGTAGCCATTTATTGCCCATGTCAGACACGCCTGCGTCGCTGTATAGGCAACGCAACTACTCCATTATCTTCTACTTCCTGTGGCTTGGCTTCTGTGATGACAAACTTGCTCAGACGCTTCTCGCCTTCAGGGATATCTCCGGTGAACTTGATCCACCCGAGTCTTACAAGATAAGGCTCCTTGTTATCGTCGCCCCATCCAAAGATGTTCTGTGCTACTTCTTTGGGAACTTCAACAGCTTGCCTGGACGGGAACTGGTATAGAGTCCCCGCCCAAGTAGCCTCAAAATCACTGTAGTTCGTATTGGTTACGAACAACATCAGGCACTCACAACGTCGCCATAAACCTTGATGTCAACGGCACCGCCAGTTACGGCAGTGTTGACGTTTACAAACAAAGCAGAAGTCGAGTTTCCAGAAACAGTGGTGTTGGCACCAAAAGCTCCGGCTACCGTCAGATCCTGCCATCTACCAACAGCAGATAGATTAGAAAGCACAACGTTAGCCACCACAGCATTTGCTGCCGCCACATTCCCGGTACTGGCAATCGAAACAGCAATGTTTGCAGCAGAGACATCAACATTCGGGTTTTGAACCGTAACCCGACGGATGATGACGCTACCGCTAGTTGCCGTATTCCCGCTGTTGCTCAACCCGCCCGAAAGGATGGGTATGGCGACAACAGCATTGCCAGTGGTTGCGACTGACACCCGAGCAGAGCCAAGGGCAAAGCTGCCAAAGTTCTCTGGGTAAAGCCGACCAACTGCATCATGACTCGCCATACAACCCCCTTACGAAGTAGCAAACGAGGATTGCGTGGCAGCGGTACCACCGTTAACGGTATACAGCGTCACCGACTGAGTTCCAGTCGTGGCATTGGCGCGGATGTTAAATCCATCCGAAAACAACGACGCACAGGCGGTATTGTTAGAAACAATAGTCGTCCATGAATTGGCGGTGCCGGTGTAGGCGTTAAATTCGATGGTGACGTTTGCAGTAGCAGGCAGGACGTACAGGCCAGCCGGAACAAACTGAGAGTTCAGCATCGCGGTGGCATTGCCAGCACCGACAGACGACACAACAACCGGCTGATAATAAGCGGATGCAGTGTTCGCACTGACGTTAGCAACAAGAATCTTATTAAGAGCAAGGGCCATTTCTTTCTCCTTAGATAGACAGAGAGTTAAAGCCCGTGACCTTAGTCATCGCCTTCGGCTTGGTGTTCACCAGTTCGGCAATCATCAGCACAGCGCCAACATAACCGATCTGCCAGTTAGGCAGGGTGGACTCAAAGCCCGTGAACACGAACGAACCTTGCTCATGGATGTAGAGCGACAGGTAGTTGGTGTTGATGAAGTAGACAACGCCTTCCGGGCAATACGGATCGGGATAGATCGGCACGCCAGCGACCATCAGTGCGCGGAACGCAGCAGACGGGCCGTCGCCACCTTCGAAACCGCTACCGGGGGTAATAACGTACTGTTCTTGGCCGACGTAATCTTGAGCCAGCAACGTCCAGGTGCCAAAGCCGCACACGCCAAACGACGGGACTTCTGCGCCGTTCTTAACGGTACCGGAGATGTACTGCAGCATGTTCTGACGGGTCGGGTTAACCGAGCCAGCCGCGTACACCTTCGAGCGCCACCACGGGTTAACCGAGGCAGAGCGAGTCAGGTTGCCGTAGGTTGCCAGCGTGGTTCCATCATCAATGGCGCCTGGCAGACCGATAAACTGCTGAGTGTTGGTCGTGTTGTTGTACAGCGAGTAGGTCATCGCGTCCATCATCACGTTGGTCGCATCGTTCATGCGAGCTTCGATCAGAGGGATGATGGCCGCATCGTTCTGCACAGCGCCTTCCATGCCGAGGAAAGGCACGGGAGCGATCATCAGCTTGAGGTTGAACTCAGCGTTGAACGCACCTTGCTGAACTGCAGGCTGTGCGAACGAACCGCTGTAGTCAGACCACTGAGCGTTGACGAACTGAGCGCCCTGAACAGGCACGGTCACAGAAGACACACCGCCCGACGCCTGCTGAGAGTTGGCGATTAGAGCCGCCATCAGAGGAGTCGAGTTGTAGATCTGGACAACCAGCTTGGGAATGAAAGCCCGGCGAGTAACGTAGGTCAGTTCCGTGTACTGAGTACTACCGCTTGCCGGAATAATACCGCCGCCAATAGGCATAGTAATATCTCCGAGAGTTTTCTACGTTACAGACCGATAGGACGGTTCCGCTTCCGCAGGTCGTTAAGAGCCTTAGCCGCTTCATTACGAGCAGCGGACACAGGATTTTTCCAGTACTGCGTAAGATCAAACTTTTGAATGACTTGCGGGTTATATCCGCTAGGAGTCGGTTTTGCCGCTTCCTTCATCCATTGATGGTATTCAGCCGCAGTTTCGTGACTGGTAATGCCTTTTTCTAGCATGACCTTCTCCACTTCCTGAATATCATCTTCAGAATCTATAAGACCGCGCTTCATCAGCGATTGCCGACGACGATCCAGTTCCTCTTTGGCATCTTTCTCAGCCAGCTTGGCCTCGAGTTGCTGCACGCGCTCTTCTGATTTAGAAACAGCGTGATGCGTGTAGTCTTCAATGTCCAGTTCGGGAATGGGCAGATCCGGCTTTACTTGTTTGGTCATCCGCAGAAAATCGCGCCGGGTCTTGGGATTCTCAGCCAGAGTTTGAGCCAGTGCGGCCAACTCATCACGAGCATCCATAGAAAGATTTTCGAGTGACATAATTAGATTACCTTGCGGCCATCGCCGGGTTTAGAAACAGCCATTTTGTTCTTGCTCAGCTTGCCCGGGCCGGTAAGACCGCCCAGAGTAGCGTAGCGAGGCGTGTTGTAAATCTGGCCGTTCATCTGATTATTATCAGTAGGACGGCGAGTCGTGGAAGCGCCACGGGGCTTAAACAGATCCATGTTAGTCCTTACATCGGAGGTTGTGCGCCACCAGCAGGCGGCATACCGGGGGTAGGCGCAGCAGACATCGCCCGACCTTCGGGAGACATACCGCCTGCCTGCGGGAGAGACTGCAACATCTGAAGGATCTCAGACTGCTGTAGTTCGTTTGTCTTGTTCTTGCGTGGGCCAAGCACAGCGTTAATAGTACGCAGCGCAGATAAAACCTTCTGGCCTTCGTCGCTACCACTTCCAAACGCGGGCAAGGACTGCTCTAGCAGATCAAGCGCCATGCTCAGGTTAATCCTGGCGGCTTCTTGGTTGCCCATCTTGGGTTCGGGGGTGGACATCGGTGCTGCCGCAGGGGCGGCTTCTGCATCAGGCATTGCGCCAGCAGAGGACGGAAGATCTTGCTGCGGTTGTTGTCCGCGCATCATTTCCATCAACTTGTCGGTAGGTACACTCATAGCCGCTCCATCATTAAAGCGGTTTTTACTGAGTATTTACCAGATTGTCAAGTAAGTGGGGGCTTTAGCCGCCGCCCCCCGAGCGGAATCCCGGAGGATTACTTGCGGCCTTTACGGCCTTTGCGAGCTTTGCGAGCCATGATGGTTCTCCCAGTTGGCAAGCGGCCACTATTTCAAGGGAAAGCAGCCATACCCGTTTACCTTCTCAGGTAACTTACCGGCGAGTCTTGCGACCGCGCTTAGCTTTGCGATACATAATCACTCCTAGCGGCGGGTATAGTCACGTTGACTACGTTTGTCGCCTGTATAGTTTTTAACACTGGGCGCACGGTAAGTCAACGCAGGGCTCTTTTCTCCGCGTGAGATTTGACCTGCACTTATTCTCGGCTGATCTGCTCTGCTTACAGGAGGTTGTCCTGAATTCATCACATCACCTTCAGTTGTGGCGGCTGCTGCGATCCGGGCTCGGGCTTTTGTTTTACTTCCTGACTTGCCTGCTGTTTGGCCTGTTGCTCGGCTTGGGCGGCCTGTTCCTGCTTGGCCTCTAGCTTTTTAAGCCTGTCCTTGAGCAGTTGCTTCATAGGCGGGTCTAGCAGATCCAGCAACGACTCTTTGTCGATGACCTGAGCCTTAAACAGATTGAACGCCAGCGAGCGCAGATCTTCCATAAAGATCGGGCTGTTAGAGTGGGCGTCCACCTTCACCACAAAATCTTTGGTGAACTGTTCGGCAATAAACTTGATCCCTTCTTCGTCTGTGAAGTGAGTGGGATCGTAAGCCTGTATGCACTTCAGGTACAACGTAGCGAGCTTCTCAAGGCTATCCTCGATCACCAGAGCACGCTTCTTGGCTCTGGACGATCCCAGACGGGCCAACTGGCTTGCGTGACCTGACGAGCGCACTCCAGCCTCGCCCTTGCCCTGCAGGACGTTAACGATGCCGGATGCTTCCTCGAACATCCCGTCGATCTCGCGGATCTCGCGAAACAAGTCTTGAGGCATGACCGGAGCCAGACGCTCGACCTTTGCGTTTGGCATGTCAGTTGCCAGCAGACCGCCTGGACGGTTCAGAGCGAAGTTCTTCTCATCCAGAATGCCTACAAAGCCTGTCAGGGCTGTTGGCGGGTTTACTTGTCTGGAGAGCAGATCCAAGATCTCCGTCATCCGTTTGTTCCTGAGTTGCTGCAGGAAAACTAGACGGCTGACTTCTGATTCACCCCAGTAGTAGTCGTACAGGGGGTTGGGGCAGATCTGCACAAACGGAAGTTCACCTTTGAGGAACACGGACTCGCCGGGTCGGTCGTAGATGA